TTAGCAGGTTTTGGTTACACGGGCGCTGGGTATGTTAATAGAATATCTAACCTTGAAACTAAATTAACTAGATATATCAATGAAATAGAGGCTCTTGGAGATGAAGTAGCAGTATTAGACAAACAAGTAGTCGCTGTTGATGAACAGATAAAGTCATTGAATATAGAAACACAAGATTTAAGTCCTATTAAAGCAGATATTGTAGCATTACAAACAAGTGTTGCAGGAATCAATGCAACCATAGAAATTGTTTATGTTGATGTACAGTCCTTAAAGAACATTAACGATAACCCATTAGCAAATTAAGGAGTAACTTATGAAAAGGAACTATTGGAATCTTGGAATGTCTGAATGGCTTAAAAATATATTGTTTGGAACTAAAACAATAGTAGTTAGAGCTAGAGATAAAGTAGGGAGATATGTCAAAGATGACAAAAGTACTCCTGAAAATGAAGCTTTTACTAAAAAAACAGTTAAGATTAAGCCTAAGAAGAAAGTCAAGAAAAAAACCAAAAAGAAAACAACAAAGAAAAAATAAATGAGTGATCAACCTCAATATCCTAGCGGTCAATTCGCAGGTGATATGTCTCGTAATGAAGTCGAGATGGACTTATCCAAGTTCATGGAAATGCTTCAAGAGAATGCTGCACTTAAAGATAAAATACGAGATCTAGAGGATATAAAAAATGATAACCCTTTTCAAAAATTTATTTTTGTAGCACAAGCGATTGATAGCTGGAGAATAATACCAAGATTGTTCTTATCTGTTTATATGTATTTACTTTATTTTACTACCTTTTGGTTTATGGATTTACCTGATCCTTCTTTTGAACAATCAGGATTAATTTCTATTGTTGTTGGCGCAGGGGCAGCTTGGTTTGGCCTCTACACAAACTCACATAAAAAAACTTAAAATGAAGTGGGCTTCCCATTTGAGATAATAACAATGTTAGGCTCAACACTGTTGAGCAGCTTGTTAAGTATTTGGGCTCAATCTAGAAAAGCAAAAGCTGAAGAACAAAAACTCCTTATTACTAGAGGAGAGTTTGAAATGAAAGCTATTCAAGCTGCTAGAGAAGTTAAAGATAAAGGTTTTCAATGGACTAGAAGAATAATAGCTTTAGGAGCTATTTTTGCTATTGTTATATTACCTAAACTTGTAGCAGTTTATTATCCAGAAGTAGATGTAACAGTTGGTTATACAAACTGGAGACCTGGGTTTTGGTTCTTAGTAGAAGGCAGAGAAAGATTTGAATGGATTACTTTTCAAGGATTAGTAATCACACAGCTAGATACTAATTTAGTATCAGCTATTATTGGAATGTATTTTGGAGGAAGTTTAGTTAAAAGATAATGACTAGAAATTATAGACAAGAATATGATCGGTACCAAGGTACTGCAAAACAAAAGAAAAGAAGAGCAATGCGTAACAAAGCACGTAGACAAGCTATAAGAAAAGGACAAGTACAAAAAGGAGATGGAAAAGATGTACATCATAAAGATGGTAATCCTATGAACAATAAAGCAGGAAATACTTATGTTCGTAGTGCTTCTTCAAATAGATCTTTTCCACGAAATAAAAAAGCACAAAAAAGATAATGGAACGTTGGGTACAATTACAAAAAGAAGCAGAACACTGGCGAAGTGAAACATTAAGATATCGTCTTATGTTTCGTATTTTAATTTGTTATTTAATATTTGATGTAATACTACATTTTGATTTATTAAGTTAAGGTATTGCATTTATGGCAAGAAAAATTACTGAAATATAAAATAAAAGAAAAAGAAAACCCCAAAAATTTTTACAAATTATTTTCTTAGTTGTTTTTTTTAGCTTCGATATACAATGCCACATCTTTGGTATCCACAAAAATTTTACGTCCTATTTTGTAATAGGGTAATTTTAATCTACCATGATATAACATAGAATAAATAGTTTTATCGTTGTTATGAAATAAATCAGCTATAGATTTAATATCCATAACAGGGCCATACTTATTCAGTAATGTCTGTTTCATCGCTTCCTTCCTGGAGCTTTAATTTATTTATAAACCAAATAGCTTTTTCTAAGTCTTCATGTCCTGCTTTATCAGGATAACGATAAGTATATTTTATTATTGTACCTTTTAGATACCCAATAAATTCTTCCGAACTTAAACTGTCTTGAATTATATCAATACATTCACGTGCGGTTTTATTATAGTGTGGAGGGTGATTAACCATATCTGGTTTCTTTTCAAAGCGTGACATAAATTCCTCCTTACAGCTACCAATATTAATTGGGGTTTGTTCTGAAAAGACTAAGTCTAAATTTAGCATAATTTAAGTATCCTTATGTAGACATATATTAACTATTATATTCACAAATTCTTTTACATGTACAGCTTTCTCTTCAAATTCTTGTATTGAAAATTCCTTTTTATAGAAATCTTGAGTGAGTAAAACCTCGTTTTTAATCCCTAATACTGCATACACCGGTATCCCGAATTTATGTTGTTTGTAGAGCCAGGTTCGTTGTTGTTCTGTTAATGAAAATTTTATTTTTGTTGTTTGTCGAGCTGGCTTTTTGTCTCTGTATTTATATTCCATAAAACAAAAACCATTAGGCCCAGAATAAAAGCAATCGGGCACGCCTCCGTGATAAGGATCATTTATTTTCCACCTAAAAACTTCTTTATTTAATAAAGAATGAACTTTGGCAATAAACTTGTGTTCTGTCATGGACTAATAATTCCATTTGTAACACTCCCATATTTCCATAAAAATCAATAACTTACAAGGCATGCGTACACGTGCGTCACATAATGACGTAAGCGTGTACGCACTATCTCCCTACGACTATCCCTTTATGTTGAGATATTATCGTAAGCTCTCTTTGCGAAATTGTAATCTTCTTCTAGAACCCATCCTTGATTCTCAACAGATAAGTTATAGAACTTTTGCGCAGCTCTATTTTGAGTCTGTACAGAAGATAATTTCCAAAGGGATGAGAATCTGTCTCCTCCTAATTGAGTGATTTGAGTATTCCATTCTCTTGAAACTCTTAATTTAGAAGAAGCAAAATCCATTAGAAAAGGTGTTCTAACAATTTCACCAGTATCTGGGTCTTTCATTAGAAGTGTATGAGATTGCGTTTGTACAACATCATGATCCTCTACTAATAGATTTTCCGCAGTTAAAAAGTCTGTTGCTTCTTTATAAGTAGCAAAAGCTCCTTTTAATCCGCCTCCCTTATTAAGTTTTCTCCAAACTACAAATTCTTCTTTAAAAAGTAGGTTAATAATATACAGAACACGGCCTAATAGGCTGTTTGTAACTGTATTATAAAAGTCGCCAGGCATGGCTCCTTCAACATAATCCTCGTGGTTAGGGTCTACTTCATTACTTAATTGTTGAAGTAATTTAACTCGGGGGGTTTGTAAGTGGTCACTAGTAATGTTTTCATTACCTCGACCTGTAGCTTCTTTAACATGTGCAGGCATAGAGGTAGAAACTAAAGCGATAGCATTTTCATTCATAATTTTTTATCCTTTAAACGTTATTATTTAGATCTGAAATTAACTCGAGTTAATTCCGTTGCTTTTACACCTGGGACATTCATTCCCATTTGTAGAAGTTCTCGAAAAGCAGTCGCTGACATACGTTTTTGTATGAGTTCGAATTGCTTTGTTTGAATAAGGTATTTATAAACCTCGTCCCAGTCTTGAACTGTGGGTACAATTTCTTCTTTAATAGAAACTGTACAACCATCGTTACCTACTCGGTCAATACCTTGTTGTTTGAGGGTTGAAACTATTTTAGCTTCTAGTTCCATTTTACGTGATTTAAAACCTCTTTCTTTTTCTTGAAGGTTTTTAAGATTCATTCTTACTTCAGTTAAATCTGTAAGCAACTCATCCATAGTTTGCTTTTGTTCTTCCATGTTAGTGTAGGGTCTCCTCCCCTGTATTAGTTATTAAGTGTACTCCTTCTACAAGATCTAATGCATGTGCACTAGCCGCAGAAAGCATTTCGTTAAATGGTACTGAAGGTTCTTCTCCTTTTTCTTCAAGAACCATTAATTCAACAACGACAAATACAAGAGCAGCAGCTAATATACTTGAATCAAATTTACTTAAAGCATTCATTTCTTTAAAGTTTAAATTTTCAAGAAACACTGTTTTTGCTGTTTTGTCCACTGTTTACCTCACTTAATATATTTAGAAGATTTTCCATTCTCCCTAATTTACCATTAAGTTTATCATAAACAGCTTCTTCCCAAGTATCTCTTGCTGCAATTAATATCGTTTCTGTTTTCTTTGTTTGTCCTGCTCGATGTATTCTTCTGTTAAATTGTTGAAAATGCTCAGCATTATAAGTAGGACTACACCATATGCATGTTGTTGCTTTTGTAAGTGTTAGACCGTGGCTCGCGGACTGTGGATGTGCAAATAGAACTTTTATATGTCCTGCTTGAAAGCGTTCTACTATATTTTTGCGTTTAGGAGCAGGAACAGAACCATCGATAAGATCATAACTTATATTCTTTTTCTTGGCTAATTTAATTAAAGCGTCTCGTTCATGTCTCCAATTAAAAGCAACTAAAGAATGAATACGTGCGTCAACAAGATCCATAACAAGATTGTATCTTTCTTGATGAAAGTATTGAATTTTACCTTCTTCATCATAGACACCACCAGAGACTAATTGTAATAGTTTTTTTACTCGTGCTCCTGCGTTTACAGCATTGATGGTTCCTTGTTTTGTATATAATACAGATTCTTCGGCTAAGGTTTTATACATACGGGCCACGGTCGAACTTAAATTTGTATAAACAGTTCTAACAATGTTATCAGGAAGATCTATACAATCTTGTAAAGCATGTCGTATAACAATATCTTTAAGTCGGTCTGCGACTATTTCTTCGATCCCGGGTTTATCAATCCATTCATTAGCAAAACCATTGAAACGAGGAGTACATACTTGATTACGAAACCCATAAAAGCGTTGTCCTAATCTTTTACCCTCATCAATAAGATATACTGGATGCCATAAATCTAAAATAGTATTAGTATTAGGAGTACCAGACATGGCAATCCTATTAGTAAAGTATGAGATAATAATTTTGAGATTTTTAGAACGTTTAGCTTCCCTATTTTTGAAAGCGGTGAATTCATCAATAACGATCGTATTGAAAGACTTAAGATAATGTAAATTCTTTTGTAGAAAGTTGACAGCTTCGAAGTTGGTGATAACCATTTCAAAGGAAGAATCATTAAAAGTTTTTTCTCTATTTTTTGCATAAGCAACTCCATATTTTATATTTGGTTGAAATTTACGTATGTCTTCAACCCAAGCTGCTTCTAAAATAGACAAAGGAGCTAAGACTAATGTTCTACCTCCCAAAGTAATATGCGCGTCTAATACTGCACGTGTTTTTCCTGTTCCTGGATCAGATGTTATTAAACATCTAGGGTTTTCTATAACAAAATTTGTAGTATCAACTTGATGAGAATACGGGTTCGGTATTTGTTGATTCATAATTCATTTTCCTTTTCTCGTGTTTCATTATATAAAGTTATTTTACCTTATTTTACCCCCCATTGGCAAGGTGGATCTTCGCCTTTTTTATAGGTACACCACCTACAAGTATTTCTGGAGGGGTTAGGTGGAAAGTTTGTAGCCGTTGTCATTGTAATGGCCCGGCTATGTAGTGAAGGCATAAAGACCATTGCTTCGTCTCGTGTATAAGCTTGTCTAGTTATTTCACCATGATCTAAATACCAAAGTTCTGTTTGTACATGTCGTAGTTTGGGAAACCTAAAAAAAGAACCTATTGCGTACGTAAGCGCTTGTTGGGCGTGTGAAATTTCATTACCAAACATTTTACCTGTTTTATGATCAATTACACGAGCTGAAGTTTTTGTCTCATGTAAGATAGCGTCAAGTTTTATGCGTCCCCAAACATCTGGGGCCATCCAACCGCATGGTTCCCACTCGATTGTAAAGCCCCATTCGCCTTCTAATTCAACGTTGCCTTCTTTAAATTGATGTTTTAAAAGCGTAAACTCGCTTTCAAATTTTTTGAGAGATTCAGGGAGTTCAGCTATCTTGTCGCATACATAATCTTCTGCTTCCTTATGTATAGTGGATCCACGTTTTGCTGCTGGTCCCCAATCTTCTTGTATGCGTTTAACTTTAGCAATATAGGATCTATATGCACAAGCTTCAAAGGTTTTAAGGGTAGAATGACTCCAAGTGGGGACAAGTCCCAACTCTTTTGGGGTTTCAGGTGCTGTTATTGAATCAATATCAGGCCTGGTAGTCTGAGTAAGTTGTGTCAATGAAGTCCTTTATTAACTAACTGTATGTCTTTTTCATCAAAATGTGTATCTAAAACAGATTGTTTCACATCTTCTTCCAAAATCCAAGTAATTAAAACTCCTCTAGGAGCAGAAGCATGTTTTCCTTCTCCCATTCGTTTACGAACTGTATTAACATTTAATCTATTCATAGCTTTAGTAAAATCTCTATGGGATAAACTTTTAGTATTATCAGTTAAAACATCATAAATAATCTTAAGATGTTGCATTGGAATGATAATTTCTTTTCCTGATTGTGTAATCCAATTTTTAATATACCTTTGTGCAGTACTTATACTTCCCGCATCAAAAGTATTTGTAAGGGGAATGTCTAAAATTTCTATAAAATATTCTAAGTTATTGATTTTTATAGCATTTGCAAATTCTTCAAGTACAGACATAGAAATTGTTTTCATGTCTTGTTTAGCTTTGTTTTCTAGAGCTGTATGTGCCATACGTACATCTACCTGGAAAACTTGTAAGAACCCTGCAAAAGAATAAAGTTCTTTATCTAGAATTTCAAAATTATTTAACAGATCGGGATACTTTTCTTCAATTTTGTACTCTTGACGTGGGCCTACATTGTAGCGTCTGTCTCCTTCTTCAATTTTTACTGCATCTGCTCTATTAGTTAAGAAAATAAAATTACAATAACTGGGAAGTTCTATTTGATTTGTACGCATTGCTCTTATAGTAAGATTAGGTTCTGTTATTTGGTGTTTTAATTTATCTGCCATTTTGCCCATGTTACCAGAGGCAGCCATTCTAAATTCATCAATGATTAAGAACAATGCTGTACGCATATATAAATTAAAGTGTTCTTCTATATGTTCTAAAGAACGCATAGGAACTTGTTGTTCTCCGAA